CGATCTGACGGGCGATGGGGCCACGGATGTCATACTGAGACAGGGTCTCGTTCAGATCATACACAAACGCGCTGGCGACCAGCAGGTCATCCATTGCGATGGTGGTCTCAGCCACAGGAGGGTTGCCAGAACCGAGGATAGCGGTGCCGGGGGTGTGGTAACCAGCCGAAATGCGACCGGTGTGAATGAATTGGGCTTCCTTGCCGTTACGCAGGGTACGGTTCTGAACCAGACCTTTTGCAATCGTAGCATTACGGAAGGCTTCATACACCTCACCCGTAAAGAGTTTCAGAAAAAGAGCTTTAGTATCGCCGGCCTTATTGGCCTGGCCGAGTTGGGTAAGAGTTGCAGTCATTGTCTTTTAAGAAAATAAAGTTGATATAACGTTTCCAAGTACTTGGGTTTTATCCGGATTCGAAGTATTCAGTTTTTTGGGTAATACGTCCGTTGTATTGGGTATCCAGCGCACCGGGCCAATACTCCAGTTCGAACTGGGTTTTTAACGAGGTTATCCCATCCTCAAGGGGGAAAGTCGGGAATCGAACCCAAGCGAAGCACACCATGCCAATCCCAGCGACCCCCAGACATAGTTGGGGGCGGTATTTAGTTGTCCGCGCCGAAGGGCAGCGGGACGGTTCACCATCCACCGGGGAATCCAATCCGGTGTACATTCGCCGTTTTAATGCCACGGACGCGGGCAATTAGTCAAAGCAAATCGCCAGAAGCGGCAAGCTTTGTTTCTACATCCAGCCGATAGGCAGGATCATTACGATAGCGAGGATCAGAAATGGCTTGAGCCAGTTCGGCTTGTGAACGGAACCCCTTAACGGAATTTCGCACATTCTTGCCAGAGACCTGTTGTCCTTCGAATCCCACGGAATCTTTATACTTTTGGTTAAGAGCCTGAACAGCAAAAAAGATTGCATCCTTATTTCCACTGTTAACTACGTTGTCATACGCAGCAACTTCAGTGGGGGAAAGATTATCCGCTGCCCAAGCAAGTGTTTGATTGTAAGAATCAGTACCGCCAACAGAATCAACAATCGATTTAGCATCAGCATCTGTTAAGACCTGAGGTGCTACTGTTGGCGAGTTTCTGACATTATTTAGGTATGCCTCGACAAGTTTCTCCGAAGGCATCTCCTTAAGCTTTTGAATGGTTTCAGGCTTAAGTTGATTGTTGTTAGAATAATACTCTTCAGAAGCAGACTTGAGAAATTCAGCTTCTTCAGAAACAGCAACCTCTTCTTCCTGATCTTCCTCTTCATTTTCTGATGACTCCTCTTCATTGGATTCTTCTTCCACGGGAGGATCATTACTCTCTTTCTGTCCAAGTTTCTTTTCCAGCTCTTTATAAGCCTTTTCAAGATCCTCAGCAGATTTGAACTTACCAGCATAACGCAGTTCTGATTCAGCGTCCTCGCGGGCCTGATCATATTTACGTTGCTCTCGTTCTTCTTCTTGCTCAATTAGTTTTTCACCAATCTCTGCAAGGCGAGCTTCTTCGGTAAGACGACTTTCTTTGGCGTCGAGATCATCAGTCGAGTCAAAGGTGTTTTCTTGCATTAGTGATAGACGCCAGTAACGACGCCAAAGGTGGGTTGAGTGATTTTAGGACCGTGGCTTCCAACCAAAGGCCGAGATTTGTTGGCTCGTACCTTTGGCTTGCCAGCGTATTTGTTTCGTGTATTCAATTCAATTGCCTCATCGGCAACCTCGTATTCTTCAGGATTAAGGTCCTGGGGCTCCTGGGGTAGGCGCTGGCGCTGGAGGTTGTTGAGGCTGTCCTCCTGGAAGGATTCCTGTTCCTCCAAGGTTTTGGAGCGTCTGTTGGATGCCATCGAGTGCTTGAGGGTTTTTACTAGGATCCATCAACGGAGAGCCAGCAAATTGGCCAGCCTGTTCCGTCAAGGATTGAAGAGCCTGCTGACGTTGCATTTGCTGCATTTCAGCATTCTGTTGTTCTTGAGTCTTGACCAGATTCAGGATATCAATACCTTGGGCCGCAGCAAGACGCTTAACGGCTTCGTCAGGATTGATAAACTTCATCATGATCTCAGGCCCAAGAGACTGGGACACAGTCTGAAGGAACATCATAAGAGATTCCCTGTCTTGACCACGACCCACACCTTCTAGGCCAGCAACAACGGTAGGAAATACAATTCCTTTGGGAAGTTTAGGAACTTCACCACTACGTTGAAGTACGGACAGCTTACGATTCAAGTATGGACGCAAGAGTTCTACGGTTAGGTTACCGTAAATACCACCCAACTGTTCATTGAGTTCTTGTTGAGTAGCACGAATCTCTTCAGCAGTTGTGCGCTCACTTTGCCTCACAGTAAGAATGAGGAATGCTTCACTCAGCCTTTGATTTAGCTGGGTGATCATTTGGTAAGCGGTGGCAAAGTCTGCCTGCTTTTGAACCTGAACCGCAACAACATCGCCTTCGCGGCCCTGAATGATTGCCCCGTTTCCAGCCTTTGCCAGAAGAGAAGGCTTGACGGTAGCAGAAGGAGATACCAAAAAGACCACCTTAGCAGCAGCAGCGGAACCTTCCACCATTGCTTGCATAAGTCCCTCAAGAGACTTAAGATCGCCAAGGTATTCTTCAATACGTCCACGACCATAGTCCTCACCATCAACAACGTTGAAACGTAGGGGAAGCCAAGGAGTAATCTCTTTGGGGGCTTTACTGAGGCTATTAGGAACTACTTCCCCATCAACCTCTTGCTTCCAAACCCATTGATTGTTGATCAGTTTAGCCCATGTATACACAACGGCTTCACCTTCACCAACAGAAATATCAGCCACTGCGGCTGTTCCGCTGGTATCATCAACAGCATTGACGTTCTTTTTATCAGAGGTTTGAAGCTCTTTGGGAAGGAACTGACGATCAACTGCTTCAACAGTGATAATCTCAATGGGTTGTCCTTCCCCATCTCTTACAGCAACATAACGATCCAAAGGATACAGTTTAATACCCTTTGAACCCATGAACACTAGAGCATTACCAGTGACAATAAGATGCTTCATCGCTTGATGAAGAATCACTCTGTCTTGGGATTCAGCAATTGATTGCATAACAACCCGCTCCATCTTAGCCAAACTAAGATCAATTTCGGAGCGAACTTTTGCATTAATTTCTGGATTACTGGTCAGCTTTCCATCGTTAATCTGAAGCTTAAAGAATGTCGTGTTCACAGGGAACAGACTAAGCATCAGTTTAGAAGCCATCACATTGACTCCCTTTGCCCCAACGGATTGCCATGGAGTAGGAAGTTTTTGGCCATTCATTGATCCAGTAGGGGTCAACAAATGTGGAATACTAAGAGCAGCACAGTCTCTAGCGGTATCAAGGAAGATCGTTCTGTCGCTAGATAACCTTGCATATCTGGAAGCGGCAGTCTGATTTTCCATGTTATTTACCGATGTTAAGTCCAGTCTGAGACCCACCACCAATGCTGAGAGGAATAGCAAGGCGAGAAGCACCTTGACCTGCCTGACGGGAAGCAGCTCTTAAAGATCGAACAGGAGAAACTTTGGTGGGAGTTTTGCCAGTCATTACTGGTTCTGGAGGAGTAGGAGGCGTAGGCGGCTGCGAGGGCGGCGGCGCTGAAGCACTAGGAGCACCAAGACACATGATTAAATCTTTCCTTTAAGATAACGGATAATAGCAACAGCCCCCGCATGGAAGGCCATTCGTCGTTCGCAAATATCGTATTCGGGGTACCGGTCAGGATACATCTCATCAAGCTCTTCAATCAGTTTGACAAGATCAACCTGTCCCCCTACCACTCTGGATAGAGGGAGTTCTTCGGCTTCAAGGTAATTATTAACCATATTGAGGCAGGTCAGTGTTGGCAGCCTCAAAGAACGCAGGCATCCGAGCACGTTGGGTATCGGATAGGCCAGGAGCCTTACCACGTTCATAGAGGGAATCGGATTGTTTCAGCCAGAAGTCCTTGTTCAGATACTTATTCTCTGATGAGGACAATCCATCCACTACCCATCCCACAGTCGCTCTGCGTAATCGATTGAGGCTTGGTGTGGACTTGAGGCCCAGCTCGGAGCAGACCATTGAGTGGACCGCAACGTGGGTCTGTTCGTCTCGACTGATGTCGGCTGCTGTGGTACGGATACCGATGTCTCCGTTGAATCGGAAGAAGGGAAGGATGACGAAGAAGACACTGCGTTCAAGGATCGCTGCCTTTAGAATAGGGTGTTCTGGAGCATCAAGCCAGGCCTTAAGGATATGTTTGGCTTCGGCCTCAGCCTTATTATCGGTGCCATGAGCAGCAACCACATAGTTGAGAGCTTGGTCGTGACGCTCTTCATCCAGTTGATTACTCTTGAGAGCATCCACAACACCGGCAGTAGCTGGCAGTTCCTTTTCTAGACCTTGCTGAAGGAACTCACGGACCGGTAGTTCTAGGTGGCGAAGGCCAAGAGCACGACGAATCGCATCCTCAGAACCCTCAACCAGCTTACCAGCTTGAACAGCTACTGGGGTCCACTTACGTTTACGGGCAATGACTTGGGCATAGGGGGACAGGGTATTCATTCTCCGCAGGGGATACAGGGCTCATCAATTGGTTTAACTTTAGGACAACCACAATCAGGATCCACATCCTCCTCAAAGGAAAACAGTTCCTTGTAGTCATCATCCAGGGCAGCCAGGGCATCATCCTTGGCTTGGGTATCAGGCATTACCTGAAGGGCGTAATAGAGGGAAGTCTGTGGTGAGGTGAGCCACTCCTGAAGGAACTGTTCGTCGTAGGTGACGACATCACTCCAGCTGTTAAAGGAGTAGCCATGGAACAAGAAGGTGTTTCTAAACAGACGGACAATGCCATCAGCAACCCGCTTGTAGTCCTGCCAGCCTACCTCCGAAGCAATCTCGCAATCGGGCGGGTAATCATACGACTGAACCCCAAACGTCCCTGAGTCACGATCAATGTGGCGGCTAATAGGAGGAGCCAACTCTGGAGTGGTAGTATAGCCCCGAAGATCGATATTGCTGTAACTACAAGAAGCGGTAGGGGCAATAGCAAACGCCCTATCCATTTTAGCCTGACGGGCCAACTGTGCTGCCGTGTCAATCGCTGTTGCAAGCTCAGTGACAAGGACTTCGGCTCTAGAGCCGGTGAGACGACGTGTGAAGTAAGCATCGAGGGCTTTACCAAACTCTTTGTAGGTTACCTTATGATAGGCCAAGAAGTTTGCCAGCCCCAGAACACCCAGGCCAACTTGACGGTCTACTTCAGGGGCAAGGTATTCCCCAGTTTCTCCAACACCAGTCTGTCCGTGAAGAGCAATCAGAGAACTCATGCCCTCCACAAATGCAGGTACGAGATCATCTACCGTACAAGCACCGAGATTGACATGCTGAAGAAGACAAGTGCCACGACTAGGTAGATAAACTTCAAGGCAGACATTTCCATAAATACGCTTTCCGTTGCTATCAAAGCGGATCTGGTTTAGCCAGATGTCGCCCTTCTTAATTCCATCAAGGGTGGCAGCAATCAGCTCTGGAGAAGCAACATCAAGAAAGTTTTTGTCAACATTTAAGCATCGCTTTACCCATGCCAGATCCGAACGACTGGCACGAATGAAATCAATAGCATCGGGATGAGTATAGTCAAGATGACAAACAACAGCTCCGTTTTTGTAGACTCCACCGCGCCTGAGGGTTTCATTAAGAGCAGAGTAGATGCGAGCAAAAGAAACAGGGCCAGACGCAGTAAGACCGCGACCATTCTCAGCCCCGAGAGGACGGAGTTTAGAAAGGTGGACAGCAACTCCAGCACCATTGCGAAGGGCGTGTGAGACGAAGCGCCAGGAGGCTTCAATGCCCTCCGGTCCTTCCATGCTGTCCTCAACGACAAACACGGTGCAACTGACAGGAAGGCGAGATTCCGGATTGTCGATCCACGATTGAACGCGACCGGTCCGGGCGATAGTGTTGGGGAGGTCTCCCAGGTCAGCGTAGCTGGTCATACGAGGTCGTCAAGAATAGGTGGTTGATAGTTAGGCCCCTTCATCACTTTACCATCTGCTCGACGTAGGGGCTTCCCATCGACCAGTTTGCTCATGTTTGATTCGAACACCCGTCGCATTGCGGTGTCCAGGTCCCAGCCACGAGCGGCTGCGTATTGGTAGCAGACGAACACGAGGTCTGCCAGCTCCTTTAATTGGTCAGTCAGTACTCCATCTAATTCAGCTTCAAACTCATCACGAAGTTCGTTATATTCTTCTGCGATAAGTCTGAACTGAAGTTCGTGAACGTTCTCATCCGGTGTGTTGAGCGGCTGATCCATCACCTCACGAAAGGTAATGGCCTGCTGGAGCAGCGACGGACTAATCATCGATTACGACCCTCAGAGACTTGAGCAATCTTCTTTTCAATGTAGGCCTTGGCCTTCAGCAGATCATCCAGCTCGGACTCATAATCTTTGAGCCCGGCTCGACACACATACTTAACAACGTTGCCAGTAAGGAAGTCAAGGTTCTGGTCACTGATAAAGTCCCAGACTTGAATCTTGCCACGCTGATAGTGGGCGGGTGAATACTTACTCACGACTTTCGAAGAACTCTTTGTAGGCTGGGTTGTTTCGAATTTTCCAGAGGCTGTAGGCGTTCCAGAGTCTGCCCACGGGTCCTCGGTGGATGAGGGCTTGTCGGTCAAGCCAGAGTCTAAATCCAAGAACTCGTTGATGGATTTGTAAAGCGATTCTGGTGCGGAAAGTTTGAAGGAGTAGGTCCACATAATGGAAGAAATTTTGATCCAGTAAGTAGAGAACAACAAGGGCCAGACTAATTTCTAACCCTATTGTAAGACGGGTGGGGTCCATAAAATAGGTTCCTTCGTGGTTGAATTGTATTCGCCCGGACGAAGGATCCGTGCCAAGCGAGCGTTGAGTAGAGCATCCTTCTCGGCAAGGCCTGCCTTTTCATAGGCAGCTACGATAGCCTCCCACGGATCGGTGGCCTTGTCAAGGATCTTCTTGGCCCCTACGGAACCAACACCCGGAACGCCCTTGTAACCATCAACGGGGTCGCCTGTTAAGCATTGGGTCCAGAACCAGTGATCGGCCTCTTCTGGGGTCACGTTGACCTCATCCTCGCCATTAAAGAGGCGGCAGGAGATCTGCTTCATGTCTTTGTCCGGACTGACCAGAACAAAGTCAGAAGGATCAAGGTGACACTCCAGACCAAGAGCATCGTCGGCTTCCAGATTAGGGTAACGAACAGTTTTGTAATGCTTAGCACACCATTCCAGCAGACGCTTATAGCCTACTGGTTTGCGCTTGGTTCTCTTACCCTTGTAGTCCGCAGAGATGGTCTTACGGAAGTTCTTGGTATCGGAAAAGTAGAGGGTGATGTGGTCGCTGTCGAATCTTTTTCTGAGATTGTTTAGCTCACCCTCAAAGATCTCCAGCACGATCTGGAAGTTGCTGGCAATGGTGATGAGGTCATCACCCCAGTCCAACTCTATCTCTGCTGATTGACAGGCTCGATAGGCAAAGAAGTCAGCATCAACCCTAAGGTGGGTATCAGTGACATTCTGCCCACGAAGCTCCTTCTTTTGCTTCTGACGCGAGGGGGACTCGGAGTTTGTAGTATTTCCCCGCCTGGACGATCGACCATTCGAGTTGGAACTTGGCATCATTAACTAAGTGTGGTTGAACAGCAAGCTGTATTTCATCATGGATCCATCCGAGCCATTGGAAGTCAATGTCCCATTTGTAGTCAAGTTGATGTACCATTTGTTGATAAGCAATAGCATTCCATCGCTTGCAAACAATGGCACCAGCTGATTGAAGCAGATAGTTAAGGGCTGCGTGCTTCTTTCCTTGGAGGCGTATGGGACGACCATCTAACCCCTTGAGGACATCTGACTCAGCTCGCTTGCTAACTGCCTTAAGTAATTGATCAAGACCAGGAATAGCCTCCAGGAACTTTTTACGAATGTCTTTGCCCAGCAGAGCAGCCTTCTTCTCATCGAGGGACTTATCCAAAGATACTCCGATCTTGCGATCAGATGCGCCGTAGATAAATGCATAGGTCAGCGTCTTGACATCCTTTCTGGAGCAACCAACCCGATCAGCATTCTGTTGATGAATGTCTCCATTAACAACAACATCTGCGAAGGCACCTGCGTCATAAAAAGCAAGGTAGTGGCCAAGCATACGCAGCTCAAGTCCAGAAGCATCAGCACCAACCTGACGCATACCTTTGCCAGGGCCAAACAGCTCGCGGCAACGAGGATCAGAGGAAGTTTGACCAAGGTTAGGACGACTGTGGGCATTCCGTCCTGTGTTCGTGGCCAGTTGGCAGGTATGGTGTATGCGACCATCTTTGGTAACCATCTTAAGCCACGCATTGGCTCCGTCACTGAGTTGACCCAGAGCTTTTTGAAGTTCCAAGATCCGTCCAAATGTATCGGCCTCCATTGTTCCGATGGATTGTAGAATGCCTTCATCAATTTTGAGTCGTCCAGTGTCGGTAAACACCTCAGGCTTCCAACCCCTCCAGGTCATGAAGGCCCAGCCGATGTGGTCGCGGCTTGTGGGATTGAACTCCTTCAGCTTTGTAAATGGTGCGTCCTTGATGTAGCCCCGTGTTGCGTTGGGACGTTTAGGAGTCATCTCTCCACCATCCACATAAGGGAAGGTGGCACGCATCTGATCGGCCAGCTGGTCCATTTCTGTTCTGAGAACGGACTCCAGTTGCTGTGCCTTACTTACATCAAAGGGCCATCCAGAGGTTTCCTGCTTGGCCATGATGGCTGCCACGTCGTGTTCCAGTTGAATGGAATCATTGAACCGTTCCAACTTCTCCTTGAAGAGTTCGAACAAGGTCATGCCAACGTGGACATCCTGCTCGCAATAGTCCTCCATCTCCTTTGACCACTCTGACCAGTCCGTTGTCTTTGCGAACTGACCTTTGTAGTCACCAAGACGGTAGCCCCATGCCTCCAGGGAATGTCTACCAAACAACTTGCTTGGCATTCCAATGGGCTTCTTGCGGAAGTCCCGAGATAGGATGTCCGGAAAAAACATCCGGCTCATGATCAAGGTGTCATAGATCCTTGCTTTGGGTTCAAAGAATGGGTAAAGACTTTGAATCACGGGAATGTCAAACCCAACAATGTTGTGGCCGACAAGTTCGTCCGCACACTCCAGAATGGTAACACCGGTGGTAACAGACTCGGCTGATCCACTGTCGTTGTATCGTAAGACCTGTCCACTGTCCAGATCCTTGGTAACAATACAGTGAATTCGATCTAAGCCCTGCCGTGGTAATCCATTGGTTTCAATGTCAAACAGTAGCCTCATGACCACTGCCCCGGCTGTTCGGCGTCGAGGGCTGCTTGGGTGTTAGCGTCAGGCTTACCACATTCGTTACAGAAGTAGCCTTGCGGATATTCCTCAGAGTAGAAAAAGGAATCAGAGCCGCAGGAACAAAGATCATTAGAAGTCAGAATAGTCATCGGGAACGTTTGGTTTGGACTTAGTCAGTTCGACAACATCGAACTCAATCATTCTACCAGTGTTGCCATCAAAGCTGACGGCTCCAGCTGGACCAGTCTTGCCATTGAATCGATTCTTCAGCACACGAATGTTGGAAGTACTGTCGCCTGCTGATAGGTTACGTTCAAGAGCAATGACCATGTCAGAAAGTTGCACGATGCTGTGGCTGCCACGAAGGTGACCGAGGCTAACTTGTGCCCCGTCCTCGTGGCCCTTGTCGTTCTGTGGTCGCTTGAGGTGGCTGATCAGAATCATGCCAATGCCAGTCTCCTCCACAAAGGAACGGAGCTTGGTCATGGTCAGGTCAATCAGCTTTCTTTCATCGTGCGACTCATTGCCACTCATCAAGATGGAAAGGTGATCGAGGATGATCCACCCAACCTCTTTGGCGAGGGCCATGAATCGACAGTCGGAAAGAATTGCATCAGGGTCCACAGAACCAAAACCATCTCGCAGATAAACCCTACCGGTACCGAGCGAGGCTTCGAATGCCGCCTTGAGATCATCTGTTGGAAGTTCATTGTTGAGGTGAAGTGGTCGGTTGGCCTTGACGGACATCAAGCGAAGAGCAGTCCGTTGAAGACTCTCCTCAAGGGCAATATAGCCCACACTCTGGTCCTGGTCAACCAACTTCTGAGCTACCTCTCCACAAAATGTGGATTTACCAACACCGGATCCGGCGGTAACGGTAACCAGCTCGCCTCTGCGAAGTCCTCCGGTGATGGAGTTGAGAGCAGAGAAAGGCCAGTCAGCGTCTCGACCATGAAGGGGACGAGTGGCCAGATCGAAAAGTTCACGCCCATCAATGACGGTCTTTGGTGAGTAGGGTTTCTTGTTCCACAGCGCCTGTCTGATTGCGTCGTTGTCCTTGGCAATCAAAGCCTCGTTGGCATCCTTGTAGGGGCTGGTTCTGGCAATGAAGAGCCGATCGTGTGGAAAGAGACTCGCACAGTCTTGTGCTGCTTGGATTCCAGCGTCGTCATTGTCGAACAGGAGGATGATCTCCTCAAACCCCAGAAGCCACTTCAGCTGGTGCTGGAGGGCACGCTTAGCGCCTTGGGCTCCATTTGGAACGGAGACCACGGGCCAGCTATTGCGTACCTGAAACACGCTCAGGCAGTCAAACTCGCCCTCGGTGATAACAATGGACTTGCCTTGACCCCATAGTTGTTGACCGAAAAGCGTGTGGTCTTCATTCTTCCCTACCCACCGAAAATCCTTTTCAACATCACGAGCTTTATACGCGATGAGCTGTCCAGATTGCGAGTAGTAGGGAAACTGAATAACCTTCGAATCCCGATCAAGGCGAACATTGAATTTGCGACAGGTTTCTTCAAGGATGTTTCTGGTCCGAAGGGGAACAACGTCCCCTGTGAGTTCCATGATGCGACGATGCGGCT